TCTACTGCATCCTCAATAGGACCTTTATACGCTCTGGATATTCTAGTAAGTGATGAAAAATACATCTCTTGCGAACAAAAGAATATCTTGTATAGTTGACCTCTTGGATTATTGGCATCAACACGCACCTCTGATATCTTATATACTTGAAAAGGATGTCCGTCTTCTTCTACTGCGTTTACACCATTTAAACCTGGCGTATTAAACTTTAGATTTAGTTTTTCTAAACCAGTAATTGGCAATACTGTACGAACATCTTGCGTATCATATACAGTAATTGCACCTACCATGGTGTTTGTAAAGATATCTTCGGTAAGTTCTACATTTAGAGTAATTGATTTAATATCCATTCTGTAAGGTTTACTCTCACCAGCATGTCTTCTATAGGATATTAATTCAATGGTGTCTAACTTGTAGTCACCTGCTTGTGTTATGTTGTTCTTTGAATAATCTGCCATGTCATTATTTTCTCACCAGTCTTCTAAATTCGTCTAAAAATGATGGCAAAAATGAAGGATTTAACAATGTAATCTGTCTTTTATTATCTTCTAGTCTTTGTTCATACTCATAATTAGATACTGATTGTCCGTCTGTGTCTGTACTATCGACTTCCACATACACACCAAAGTCACCAGGACCATCGGATTCTGTCTTTCCACTAGATTGTAACTTCTCATAGTGGTGTATACCTGCTGGATTGTCGTATTTCTCGTTTACATAATCCTCAAATTGTTGATATGATTTAGGCCAGTCATGGTATCTGTTCACCACATTATTCATTAGACACACCACCCACCAGTAATCAGTAGAGCCGTAAACTTTAAATGCGACCTCTTCAGGTTTTTCACCTGGTTCTACATCATATTTGTCTAACAATGCGTATGCATCTTTGACCTTATCTCTAATTTTAATTCTTCTAAAGATATCAGGTACAACTTTCTCATTACCATTGCCTGCAACATCATATATTAGTTTTGGAAATTGCGTAAAATATGCCATTAGTAACCTTTGTAAATCTTATCTTTAGTCATCAATTCTAGTTCAGTAAAGTTCAACGCCATTTTGTAGTGTACAGGAGCAGCGCCTCTACTATCTGCTTTAAATGTTTTAAATTCACCTTCTGGTCCATAATCTACATCAACACTTGTACATACACATTTAGAAATCTTGTTCATATATTGGTTCTCTTTACCCATATGTAAATAGTGTATCTCAAATTCACTAGGTACAAAGAACATTCTACCTCCAGATTTACTTAACTCTAAATCAGGATGTGAATGATATTTAAACAAGAATATAATATTGTTGGCCGCTTCTAATTCTTGTTGATTTCTAGGCCAAAAGTCAAATGTATATGAGAAACTTCTAAATTGTGGTGAAACATAAAACTGTTCTTGTTGTGGATTGACTGCAACACCAAATGCCTTACTTGTTAATTTAACCGGGTCACCTGCACCAACCATACTGACTGCCTCACCAATTACATTCTTACCATATTGACCAAGACCAGCAGTTACACCTTTTAATACTGCGTCAATACTTTGTTGTGTGTTTTGTGCGTTCCTTAAACCACCAATTGCCTTTGCAATGTCACCTGATAATTCTGTTGCTTCTGCCTCGTAATCATTCTTATATGATACTTTTACTCCTGGTGGCATATACAATGCAATTGCACTTGTTACCTGTGTATGTGTAGGAAATGCTGACAATACAGAGTTATCTAATTTGGCAGCTGGTATAGGTTTGCCACTCTTTGTAGTGCCTTTTCTTAAATCTTTTATTGAACCAGGTGATTTATCAGTATCAGAACCAAAGTTTACAGGCAAACCAACTTTTGCTGCCACATTTAAATCGTTAGAACCACCTCTACCACCAGATGAAAACTTATTTGATAATGTGTAAAATAAAATGTAGTGACCTAATTCGTTTGATGTTAGGTCTAACGGATATTGTACTTGTGAAAATCCTAATGGGTCTCTTTTTAATTTCTCCATAGGACTATCTAATTTCTCAATAGGCGATTTCTTCAATAGTTCAGCTGCAACTTTAGACTGTTGACCTGATATAGCAGAACCAGGACCTTGCACTAGACCATTGATTGCACCTGTAATATCACTTAAAAACGGTGTAGATAGTTTCTGTAGGTGGCTTGATACTCTTTTTAACATTAATAAATACCTTTGTACTTTATGGTAATATTTATATAGATTATAGGTGATATATGGCAAAGAGTTATAAAGGTCTTTACAAACCAACCAACCCCAAGAAATATGTCGGTAACACAAAACAGATAGTGTATCGTTCACTATTAGAGAGAAGATTTATGCGTTACTGCGACCTCAATCCAGATATAGCATATTGGGCAAGTGAAGAATTGCCTATCAAATACTTCTCACCAGTTGATAACAAGTATCACAGGTACTTTCCAGACTTCATACTTAAAACAATTAAAGATGAAAAGTTTATGATTGAGATTAAACCATCTCGACAATGCGTAAAACCAAAAACACCAAAAAGAAAAACAAAAGCGTTTATGCGTGAGAGTTTTGAGTTTATTAAAAATCAGGCAAAATGGTCAGCAGCAAAACAATATTGCGAGGACAACAATATGAAGTTTAAGATTATTACTGAAAAAGAATTAGGTCAGTATTAAGCAGCTGCGTCAGAAAACGCTTCTCTTTCATGGTATCTATCTACACCAGTGTCAAGTGGTTGTGATGCCACTGTATTAGCATTTGAAGTCTGCGTATTATTCACATTTGTAGGTTGATTGTTTACAATTGTTACGCCTGCCTCATTAGCAACAGGTCCCATTGACAATCTATCTTTCTTTTGATTTATTCTTTGCATTTTAGCTTCGTAAGGATTTAACTTCTTACTAGGGTCAAGACCCATAGAGGCATCAGCTTCATCTGCCTCTCTTTGCATTTGACCTGATTTTAATGTTTCTGAATAAACTCTTGAATACGCCTCAGCAGGACTTTCACCTCCTGGCGCAATCGCTTTAACAGCTGCGATACCACCTGCTGTCATTGCCTTCAACATTAATCCTATGTCAAACATTTTTGCTTTTATGGCACCAAAGTCAATCGAAAATAAACCTTTCAACCAATCAAATGCGGCTTGAGCTGCTGATGTAATCTCTGCCATCAAATCAAATGGTACACCGGGGTCTCCCCAACCAAATAAGTCTTTAATAAAGTTTACTGCCATATTAATTGGTGCAAATAAAACTGTGCCAAAGAAACCTGCGACACCACTAAACATGCCTGATAGACCACCAAGTATTCTCTCACCATCAAATGTAAAGATACCCATGATAAAGTCAACAATACCACCTACTGCCTCATTGAAAAACTTAGTGACATCTTCACCAAAGTTTCTAATAAATTGACCTAAGTTTTCTAAACCTAAAAACTCTAGTGCCATGGCAACTAAATCTGTAAGTAGTCTTACAAATGTACCTATGAAACCATCAACTATGCCTACAACGGCACCTCTAATACCATCTACGATAGAACCTGTTTCTCTATACTCTTTTAAAAATCCTTCTACACCATCAAAAATACCCATAATGATAGTAATTGGTAAAAATAATTTACCGATTGCACGGCCTACTGCTCGCAACGGAGCAAATAGTTTTGCTAAAGCACCACCCTCTTTACCGAAACCAAAAATACTTTTTAATGTATCTGTAATTGGTTTTAAAGTAACTTGTATTGATTTAAATGCATCATCAGCAAATTGTCCTATGCCTCTCAATGCCTTTGCAAAAGCACCTTCGCCTGTAAATATAGTTTTTACACTTTCAACTCTAGCCATTATATTGGCACTTGCACTAGAAAATAAACTTCGTATAGGTCTAAACATTTCGTCTATTTTGTCTAGTATGCCTAAATTACCAGGCGTCAATGCACCAGGTTTAAAACTAATTGATTTAATGGCCGCTCTCATATTATCTACAATCTTAGGACCAAAACCAAGTGTTGAGATAGTACCCACACCTTTAGCAAATGTGGCCATTGCCTTGATAGATTTGATTTGTTGTGGCAGTCTTAGAATTTCATCTACATTTAAGGCTTTTGCAAAACCAGCAACAGCTGTAAGACCAACTAACAATAGAGGTCCTAACCCCATCATTTCTTTAGCTGCTTCACCCATACCACCTGACATATCCATGTCTGTGTTAGAAGCGGCTAATTGTTTTTCTTTTTCTCTTTCTCTTGCTTGGTCTCGCTCTCTTCTAAATGCCTCTTTGTCAAACGCAAAACTTTCACGCATGACATTTAACATTGCCTCAATAGCACCTGTTTGTTTGGCGTTCTCTTCTCTTAATCCACCAAAGTCAAGTTCTAATTGCGAGTTATCACCACCAGCTGAAGCGCCAGCACCAACAAGTGCCGAACCAACAGACATTTGAGCAGCCTTTACAACTGCTATCGCTGAACCTCTTGTTTGACCTGTGTTCTCTGCCATTTACTTTCCTATTTTCTACTCATGTATGCTTGAGCACCAAAATAAAAACCTACAATAGATGCTTGACCAATATAAAATAATCCTAGTAAGTCTGCAAGAGCAGCCACTCTAGTATCAGATATAATTGGTGTAAACAATACTATTGTAAACACTATCATTGATAAGATTGCAACCCAACTAATTCGTTTTTGTGCATCTGCCTTTTCTTCACGGAGTTCTAACTCCAACATCTCTTTTGATTTCGCCATCTCTTCATCCGTAACAACACCATCACCATCTAAATCATATTCAGCATAACGAGAACCGATTTGTAGTTTCTTTGCTGCCATTTAGTTTCCCTTATTATTCATAGACCTCTCTCTGGCCTTTTCTTTTTCGTCTTTTATGTATTGCACCAAGAGATTGACATATATTTCCCTCTCCCATGGCAACATATTTTCTAATTCCGTCAAGGAATATTTATGATGTTGCATCAAAGCAAAGTTAACCTGATAAAAATTCTCTAGGTTGTCGTGGGAGAGGGCGATTGAAAAAAATCGGCCAGACCCGATAATGTAACTTTACTTGTAATGTTGGTCTTAGGATTAGTAACCTCGACCTCATGTTTCAACGCTGGCATAGATGTAAAGAATTTTTGAATTTTACCGAAATCTACTGAAGTTAAACTTTCAATAAAATCTTGTAATTCTTTTTTAGTATAATCTTTTGCCATCAACACCTCATCACCATTTTCAATCTGGTGTATTGAGTTGCCTACAATATCAAATAATTGTTCAGTCTTCATACTTTCAGCACTCACTGAAGAATCCACACTGTCAATAGTAGGATATTTCATAACAATTTTTAACTTGTCGTTAATTTGCACTTCGTTAGTGTGACTATCATCTACCAAAACTTCTACTTTTGATAAATCAAGGTCAATATCTGTAAAAGTTTCGTTGTCATCAGGACATCTAACTTTAATTTTTGCAACCTCACCAACTGATTTAGACCTGATTTGTAAAAATACATATTCTAAATCAAATGTTGGTAAAAGTGATGCGTTAATTTCACCAAATGTACATGCTTGTACAATGTTTTTTAATGCGTTCTTAATTTCACTTTGATTGCCACTTTCCATCGCCATCATCAATACTTTTTCTTCTTTTACAAGAAAAGGTCTGTATTTGATTTTCTGGTCGATACTTGGCAATGTCAACTCATAAGTCGCCGTTTCTAATATAGGTAATGACATTATATCTCCTTAGTTAATTATAAAAATGGTGGGAATACCCGTCCACCCGTTACTCTGCCGATAGGTACACTTCTCTTCACTTGATTAATGACATCTCGGCCAGTTCTTTGTAATTCAGGTGGTAGTTTATTTAGTATACCACTGAATAATCCAAAATCTTTTGATTCCTTAATTGTTGGCACATCGCCAAACTCAGAACCTATTGTTGCTTTATTTAATTCGTCTGATGATAAATTGTACCATGCTCTGAAGTTTAGAGTAATAGGTAAACTAACACCTTGGTCATTTGACCCATAATCCATATCGTATGAACCGATTGTTGCAGGATAAACCTCTGTTAATCTTACTGCGTAAGTTACTCTATCTCTATCATCATTACTTTCAAAGGCACCTAATTGCATGATATCAACTGAACCAACATAATCATCATAAAAATTCATATCATGGCTGCCTAAATCGTAAATTAGTTTTTGCCACTCTTCAAAGAATACTCTTTGTCTTAAAAATTTATCGCCATATAATTGTATCTCAACATTTCCTGAAAAACTATAAGAGTAAGGCATCTCTCTTCTAGGTCCATACATTTGATATGCTGTTGTGTTAATATCTCTATTAGGCATTGTAACTTTGTTACACATCATACCAATATTTCTTTTTAAATCTGATTGATTGTAACTTTTAAATCTTTCGTAAGGTGGTGGTCCCCAATTAGTTTGTTTTCTACCAACATCACCTAGTTTATATTTTTCTGGTGGATTAAATATGACAATAAATCTATTTGGTCTAGCAAGGCCTTCACCTTGATTTATATTAGCGATAAAACGACCAATAGTGGATTCTTTACCACCACCTGGTGCTCTTTTTAATCTAGGGTCGCCTGTGACATTCTCTAGTGACCTATCTCTAGGAAATCCTATACGAATATCATAGTTACCAATTCTTCTACCGCCTCTTAAAATTGCCATTAAATCATTCTCCTTGCAGCTGCGAATACTCTTCCTAAACTCATACCTTGGAATTGTGCAACTGGTAAATAACACGCAATCGCCATTTCATCTACATCAATTCTTAAAAAGTTTGACCTCACATGCGACCATAGGTATTTTTTAATTGCTGGTTTAATTATACTCTGACCTTTTAGATTAGAATAACCTACTTGTAGTTTTGTGCTACTATCAAACTTGCCATTACTTGCGTAAGTCTGTAATTCTTCTAACAGTTTAAATCTTAGACCATATGGCAGATAATGAAAGTTAAGACCAACAAAACCACCTCTAAATGTATCAACAGGTAATACTAGAGGAAATGTATCATAAAATGGTAGTTTTGCCTTAGTCTTAGGGTCATAATAAAACATACTCATACGGCCAGCACTAGGTCTACCTAATACTTTACCATCATTCATAAGTTTACTCGCACTTACTCTATCAGTAATTAATGATACAGCGTTTCTGTACCAACGAGCAGACCTTAATTGGTTATCTTGTAAATCTTTTAGTGGTTCAAATATACTAATTGCCATACCACTATTTATATGGTTTTTCCAATAAAAAAGGGCGCCTTTCAGCGCCCTTTCCAAAGTAAGATATCGAGAGAGAGATACTAGTCTTCGTCTGCCAATTTGCTAAAGTATGATAAAGTATCATCTTCATCATCATCAAGTTCACTACTTGGCATATTAACAGTAGAGGACATAGCCGGACTATCTTCACTTTTCACCGTAGGCGCCGCCTGAGGTGGGAGGTCTACTTGGTCGGCAGTTACGGTGCTTTGTGTACCCGTTAACACCCTATTCAGTTTCTCTTTGAGTTCATCATAGGTCTTAAAGTTACTAGGGTCAACAAAACTTTTTAGAGGATATTGTTTCTCCCAAATAGCTTTGATATCATCATCACTATCTTTGATTTGAGAAACAGCCTCAAATTCGGACTTGTCATAGTTCCAATAACCATCAACTTTTCTGATTTTTAGTTTAAAGTTTGCACCTTTCCAGAAATCAAATGGGTTGATAGGCTTTTCATCTTCAAAAGCTGGTTGCATTGCTTCAGTAATCTTATCAAAGATTTTTTTACCA